ATGAGGAAAATAATCTTGTCGCCGAAGCTCATTCCCTGGAATCGTTCGTCGCTGAACAATTCCTTGATGCGGGTATATGCCCGCTCCATAGATTCCCCGACCTGTTCCCCGGCACTCTTAACCCGTTCCTGAAAATCAGTAAACTTTTTGCTTGCAGGGTCCAGGATACCCGTAAGGTCCTGTAGTATCCTGATGACGGGCTTTGCCATGCCTTCTCCGAAGCCCCAAACTACCAGTCTGGCTGTTTCTCTTAAGTTCGCAATAAGAGCCAGCAGGTCACCGCTGAAGTCCTTCATCGGGAACCGCTTTTCAAAGGTCCGCACAATGGCCTCCATTGCTTTTTCGGCAGGAATGGCGGCGCTCCCTAAATTCCTGAGTTCGTCCCCTGTAATACCCAGTTCTTCGGCCACCCAGGATAATGGAACGTTCAAGTTTTCCGTAACCTGGCGAAGTTCCTCCATCTGCAGGGTGCCTACAGCAGATATCTGTTTGAAGCCGTAAAAAGCCAGTTCTAATTGTGATAGCCCCGCGCCGGTATACATAGCAGCGTTACCAAAAGCATCCATTGCCCGCATGGCAAAATCAGCAGTTTGACCGGTTGCCAGAAGTTGTCCTGCTGTCTGGGTGACAAAAGGCAACTCATAGATTGGGGATTTGATTGCATAATTCACAAAGTCCTCGAAGTTTTCTTTTCCCGCTTCAATAGAACCGGAATAGAACTCGATAGACCGCCGGGCACGGTCCATTTCTCCCGCCACGCTGAGAGGGAATCCAATGGCCGCCGCAACCCCGGCACCTCCACCGATAAGGGCCAGCGGGCTGGTAACCGTTGAAATAATCCGCTTCGCCACGTTGGTTACCCGGTCTACCCCTTCCAGGACAATCTTATGGCTACCCCGGGTTAGCCTGCCAATATTGGACTCTACCCTTTTTAAAGAAGAGGTAATTCTGTCCTGCATGGAAATCGTGGGGTTGACCCTAGTTCTATTGAGCACATCAGCTCTTTTCTTCGTACTGTTCAGCGCCCTCTCCGTGGCGCTGAGCTCGGTCCTGACTCCCGTGCCTACACGAGGGGTCGCGTCCGTCTTACCAAGGTTACCCGCATGTTTCTGGGTGCTTTGTATAGTCCGGTCCAGGTTTTTTAGCTTAACCTCAGCCTGCTCGTCAGTCACATCCACCACAATGTCCATGCGATACATTTCATAATTTGGCATGACTTACACTACACCCTCTCTTCCCACGTCTCACGCTTTCAATCTCAATCTCCCGACTTGCCAGTAGGAACAGCTGTTCCCCTCTAGGAAGCCTGTAAAATTCGCCGGGGCGCAGGTTGTGCTTCACCCAGAAATCATATAACACCCCTGCGAGTCCCCCGGCCTTGATTAGTTTTTTACATCCTCCAACTCGATGTTATAACCAGACAGATCCAGGACTTTGTTTCCAAGGGCATCAAGCTCCCCAGCCCAAAGCGAACGCTTGACGACCTGGTCAGGGCCGGAGAGCTTACCTTTGACCATAAGCTTCTCATCCCCCCAGCCTTTGAGCTCAATTACCCTCGGGTTTTCTTCATCCCCAATTACCATCCGGAGGCCGATTGTGGCTTCCGAAATAAGCAGGCAGTTGAACTTTTCCTCATCGAATTCGGTTGCCACCCGACCCCGCTTCTTCTCCTTGATAGTACACTGTTCCCGCAACTTACCGACCTTTGCCCCGGTAAGACCTTGCATATCAATCTCCAGATTGTAGCCATAACCGGGACGCTTGATTCTGTAATACCCTTTTGGGGGTTCAGATTTTCCGAGCAATTGTTCTATAATCTGCTCATCCGTCATTCCTTCAAACTCAGTAGCCATTGTTTCCCTCCTTTCTCAATGAATCTTAGTCGCCCTCAATCGGGTCCAGTAGCTCAACACCCTCAAACACGAAGGGCCACTCATCCTCGATTAGATCCCCAGCTCTCCAGTTAGCCAGGGCAATCTTTGTAAACTTGACATTCTTCAGCCGAATGCGCTCATAACCGAAGGCTTCCGGATCATCCAGCTTGGTAATGAGCTCCGTGACCACAGCCCCACGCCGGTCATCGGTGATAGGCAAGTTGAGCTGGATGAGGTCAGAGGTTACCTTGAAGCCGGTAATTGTTCCGGTTCCTTTCAGGCTGCCAAGTTTGTGCTGGGTCCAGCGGGTTCCGCAGACCAATACCTCTTTGTAGTCAGGTTCCACATCCGCAGTAACTGCAGTCACGTTAGTCTGCCATTCCCCTTCCAGGTATAGATACCCGTAATGGCCGTTAACAATCCTTGAAGTGTCCAGGAAATCAGCCAATTAATCCACCCCCCTATAGCACGTAGAAGTTTCCGAAGATATTTTCCATCACGTCGGTCAGACGTGCTCCGTAATTTAGGAACACCTGATCTGCCTCCGGCGTCATGGTCGCACCTTCCCCATAGTAATCCGGGTCAAGTTGTACGAAGTAGCCAGTATTCTCGATAACTTCACCTTTGGCCAGCGTAGCCATATATTGCATACAGGCCCCAATCAGCGCCATGCGACCCTCTTCGGTGTTGTTAACCTTACCGATGTAATTGGCCTCCGCCGTCCTCTGGAGATCCTCAGCAATCGCATCCATGACCCGGATGCCCCGGATTTTCTTGAAGGCGTTGTTCTGATCTTGACGTAAAGTTACCAAAGAGTTGATGCCCTTCAGAACCTTCACAATCAAGCCGTCATGGATTAGCAGAAACACCCCATTTTCCACCGCCGTCTTCATTTCCGTCTTGGTCCACCTGCGATTCACATCACTGAACGGGGCGGACGCGTAGGTAGTGGACTCTTTGAGCTTTTGCCCCGCAATCAGGCCGGCAACCCAGGCCGCCACTTCAGCAGAGCTATATTCCACACCACCAAGATAGCCCCCACAGCCGACGTTTACGATACCCTCATAGTTAGACGCCGAACTCCTAGCCACTGCTTGGTCAACCGCATCCGCAGCCTTATCGGCGGTAGCACTGCCCCCAATAACCCCGATAATGTGAGTCCCTTCCGAACGCAGGCGCTGGACCCAGGCTTTGAAAGACGCTTGTAAACCAGCATCAGTTACCCCATCAAGCGTTACCACGTTGAACTTCTGAGCCTCCATCGCTTCAAAAGCATCAAGATACTTCTGGTTAGCGATTTCTTCAATCCCAGAATCACCATCTTCCAAAGGCTGGGAAGTCACATCAGCCAGAATACCATTCCCTTCTGATAACAAACTTGCTTTAATCAGTCTTTGACCATCGTTGTTGATAGCAGCAACAGCTGCAGCAATTGTACCACTCGGGAAGGTAAACACTTTTTTGAGCGTGGTTCCTTCATAGAGTTTGATATCTTTCTTGGTTCCATCAACCGGGTTTGCGGCGACTGTAATTTTAAAGTCATTTCCGCGCTCACCTTTATAATACCCCTCAATTTGCATCGCTGGCGCAGGTGGCTCTGCGGTATCGCTCAATATTAACGAAGCCGCTGCAGCATTTCCATTATCCAGCCGATACGCAATAACTTCTTTGCCCCCACCCATTAAGGCAAATCGCAAGGTTTTGTAAGCCGTAGCACCTTCAGTATCATTTACAGTAAATAAATCAGCAGCCTGAGATTCACGAGTAATGGTCGTAAAAGTTTCTATTGGTCCCCAGTGAGCCTTCACCGGCACCATAACGACGCCGCGAGCTCCGGGCTGGATGGCGGCCAAGGCTGCCGCCCGGAAGTTCATGTACAAACCGGGTATTTTCGGTAAGTCTAAGATATCCCAAGTTCCGCCTGCCAATTATCTCACCTTCCTTCTCAAGAACTCTTTAATGTACGCCTTCACTTCGTCCACGGCGAACTCGTTGTTGGTCACTTCTATCCCGTGGAGCGCCCCTACAACGACCTCCCGCTTCACCCCGAATATTTCTTGGGACTGGGCTAGAAGTTCATTGAGTGGGTATTTGGTTTCCTCTGCCAAACTTATCACCTACCCTTTCTTTTTCTTAAGTTTAAAAGCGACCTCCTGCATTAATGGAGCAGAAGTGAACTTCCTCATAACAACCCTGCTCAGTACCGCTGTTACCTGCCCTGCCGTAAGCGCATCTGCCTGGAAGTTTGCTTTTACTCTTTCCACCGTCAGGTAGCGGGGCCGCTTTTGCTTCTCATCATTCCCATCCTCGTCATCAGACTCATCAGGGGTTTCATCCCCTTCATCCACAGGTTCCCCTTCATCGCCGTCATCCCCGTTAGGTGGTTCGATGGGAGGTTCTTCCTCTTCTCCCGGCCCCTCGTTCTCGCTAAACTCAATTTTAAACGCTTCCCACAAGCCCGCAACGATGGATTGAGCACCTTTCAGCTGCCCGTTTGGAGTATCGCCCAAAACATGGCAGATTAAGGTCTTGGTTTCCTTATAGACAGCCCGATTAAGGTCTTGGATTTCCTCCCCAGCCCCCCGCCATAGGATGCAAGGCTTCTGGTATCCCAAGGGCCATTTATTTGTGTAGACCGTCCAGTTATCCAGAAGACCCTCCGTCCAGCTTGCCAAGGCAGTAAGCCAGGGATCTTCAGGAACCTCTTCTGCAACGGGGATGGGTTGTAATGCCAGGACAGTAAAACGCAAACCTCTGGTGATGATGTCCCACTCCACATCCACTACGTCATCTCCGACGACCCCCTCATAGATACAGGAGAAGGTTCCCCCAGATTCGGTGGTGAGGGGTTCCGAAAGGGTTTCGATGATACTTTGGGCCAGGGAATCCACGTTAACAAAGCTCGTCCGGGCCACGTTGGGCCAAATTTCAATACCCCGCCGGAATCCAGCCCAATCACTCTCATCAACGTCTTGCCCCATGCTGATAACAATATAGGGCTTCTCGGTGTCAGCTCCCGCAGCATGGGGTTCAAAAACACGTTCCCCAACTTCCGCAATCACTGTGAGAGCCTCCCTTATCGCTTCTCTCATTTAGTCCACCAATCCAATACAGATTTTTTAATTT